TATCATCTAAAATATTGAATCTCTCAATTACTGGAGTTCCTTCATATAGATCTATTGAAGAAAATTCATATGTTGATGTAGCTTCATTGCGCAGGCCGATACTCTCTGATGTAGTGTAAAAACTATAATCTACTCCAGAAACTGTAGCTCTAAATGGACTATATTTTGGAAGAGCTATTGTTCTAGACGTGTTACTTCCAAATGGTACTTTAATTGAGATCTTAGCAATCGCAGCTGTACGAGATGTAGGTAGATAGCCATAGTTATTCGCAATAGAAACTACACTATCGCGTTTGCTAGCTGAATCCAAGAACATCTCATTTACTGCCAGATTTGTATACATGGCATTGTAGTGAGTGTTATACGCTAAAACATCAAGCAACACATTTAGACCAGAACCTTCAAAGTCATAGTCTGTAAATTGATCTTGTCCTTTTAAGAAATCTTTTAGATTTGCTTTAATCAGATCAAAATCGAGATCTGAAACATTAATTTTATTATTAGCCATTAGCGAGTTCTTTCTAGAAATAGATCGACGCTTACAGGTGTACTTGTATTAATAATAGTGAAGATAATTGTCACATACACGCCGTTGTTATCGGGGCTCAATAGCACTGATATATTGAGTAAATTTACTCTTGGTTCATAAGACTCGATCGTATTTGCGATAGTCTTCTGCATCATTGCAGTTATCATCGGTGTTATAGGTTCGAATAAAAGCGATGATATTTGAGAACCAACGTCACTGTGAAAAGGTCTTTCAAAGTTCTTTGTAAGAATAATATTTTTAATAGATTGTTTAATTGCATTCTCGTCATATTTACGAGAAATGTCTTTCGACACGGGATTCGGAAGAAATGCCATGTCGAGATCTGAAAATGTACGTGTAGTAGCCATATCTTATATTTATCCGCCTATAAACACTTTGGAAGAACCTTGTGCAACAGTGTCACCACATCCTATAGAATCTCCAATTCTTATAGCAGATTTTCCTTCTATTTTTACCTTGCCACTTCCACTAGTAACTTTTCTGCTATCTCCATTGTGTATAGTTCTTCCGCAAGCATGATCTACATATTTAGCAGATCCAAGAAGCTGACATAGCTTCCCTTGAATTTTTGTTTTTGAAGAAAAGCCAGACTGTACTGGTGTTGGAGGAAAACATCCATGACCAGATGAAACGTGACCTTCTAAAGATGCTGCTGGCATTAATGACCTCTCGATACTAGTTGTTTTAAAAGCAATCTATCTGATTCCCAGTCATTGTTTACAGTTTGTTTTGCAAGAAAAGTAACTGCAGAAGCTGGATTCTGGTTATTCAATGTGCCATCTGTAGAAAGAGTAATCGTATAAGTTACTTCTACATATCGTCTGCTATCAGCTTGATATTTTATAACACCATAAAAAGGTTCTGAAGTATTCGCAGACAATTGCTGAATACTTCCGTCATTCATTCTAAATTGAAATTGCTTGTTCGTAAACACATTCTGTATGTTACCAGATATATTTATGCTATTATTAGAAAAAGAAGTAGTAATTCCAGTAAATGATGGCGTATATGATATACCGATAACAGTATATGCAATATCATTACTACTATCATCTGCAAATGTAGCAGAAAACTGAAATGTGTCTAAGTATTCTCTAACTGGAGGAAATCTATTTTCCTCTGCTGCACCATTCATGATAACTGCGTTATCACCTATAGTTGGTACTAGAATTGGAGTGACTGTCATTACTATTGCCATTATGCTATCAGTACAAACTGTCCAAAATCACTAACTCTCTTATGATCTCTCATTGTGAATATCTGCTTCTTAGCACCTGTGTATTTAAACGATATGTGAATCCAAACAGTAGAACTACCTTGATATTCTAAAAGCAACTGATCATATGGTACTGTGGCCTGAATCTTCTGAATAGCTTGATAATGTCCAGAACGATCTAGGTTAGGAATAACAATATCTGCGGCCTGACCATTGTAGTGATCAGAAGTTTTAGATGAAGCAGCTACATCTCCTGGACGTCTAAATGCAGAAGTAATAATCATATTTGGATATAGATTGCGAATAGGTTCTAAACAATTCTCTGCAAGGCCTTTAAGATTACATACAATCTCTTGTGCACTCATACCCATTTGAGGTACTACTGGTCTACTTCCATTCTTCGTTAACGCAGCAAGTGTGAAGTTCTTACTTAATGCAAATGATGGTTCGAAAGTTTCTTTCATCATAATAGCATCACAACTCTTTCCTCCAGGATTTACTAAATTAGGAGGAACTGCTTGACTTTCTTGTTTAGTACCAGAATCAATATCTTCTTGCTTTATAGCACCATTATTAATCTGCTTCTGCGTATATGCTGAAGGATCTCCTTCATCAGGTGTTTCATAATATCCTGCAGCCGATGCTCCTCGCGTAATAACTGTAAGTTTTCCTAGATCTGGCATCTCTGGCGATTTACGATCTCCCGGAGCATCTAGCTCAGAAGCTTGTGCATTCGTTGCACCATTTCCAATTTCTACTGTAGATCCATCTGCATATAAAGTACCACCAGCATTAATATTAACACTGCCGGAAGAAGAAGCATTTAAATGACCATTAGATTTTATATCAACAGTATCACCTTCAATAATAACAGCATTAGCTTTAAGTTTAAATGATTCGCCAACTGATGCATTTAAAGAACCACTTACATTTAAATATGCATCATTTGTAACATTAATAGTTGCTGTGCCATTCACAGTGAGATTCATCGCGTTCTTAATAAGAACGTTATTAGCACCATCAACTGTTACGTTCAACGAGCCATGTACTTGAACATAACCATTTCTTTCTAGAATCTCATATCCATCACCAATGATACGATTTACTTGTGTGCCATTTGCATCTATTTCAGTAAATGTACCAGATTTGTGATATAAGTGAATACGTTCAGAATGAGGAGTATCATCAAATTCAAGAACATGTCCAGATTCAGTTTGCATCACATGATTGAAAGGATAAGACGCGTTATATGGAATTGGCGATTGGTCCCAAGTACTTCCATCTGCTACTTCAATACCTTTTAATAAAGCAGCTTCTTTTCTATACACTATTGTTTTATTGATCTCTTCATGGCGAGCAAGACGATTTGTATCAGGTTCATTAAAATATAATGGGTATTTTCTATTAGGATCTGAAAAACCTAGTACACTTGCACTTGATTGTGTTGCAGTGTCTGGCGAATTTGCTGCAGGAGATTGTTGTGTTGAAGCTGATTTTTGTTCTTCTGGTAGTTCCCCTGCTTCATTTGGAATTCCATCTTTTAGAAATAAATCTTTTTCAGAAGAACGTCGTTTTACTAATCCACTGAGTTCTTTTCCTCCAGCTTTAGTCCATTGCATAAATCCTGCTGCAGAATCTAAATACTTGCTAGAATTTAAATCTTTTAATAGCGAAGACTTATTTAAATTGCCACCGCCAACGTTATATGTAAAACAACATAGTGCATCAAACATCGATTGTGTTATTAAAGCACGTACATTTCTCTTTATTGTAGGTACAAACTTTTCATTAAGATCAGCAAGCAAATAATTTGTAGCTTCTTCTTTAGTAATTGTCATCCCTTCTTGTACTGGGAAAGTATTAATTCTCGTAGTGCCATAACCAATTGTCCATATGCCGACAGAATCTTGATATGCAGTCAAACGTAAACCTTCATATCTCTTTATAAGATCTATGGCATCATTAGTAGGATTGAATTCTGGAGCTCTTTTAAGTTTATTAGTGTTTTCAATTACTACAGGAGTTGGAGCAGCTTGAATTGGGTTACCAGATCCATCTACAATTGGATTGCCAGATCCATCAAGCCAAACATTAGATTGCGTGTTACCTTCTTTGAGTTCTCCATCAATTTTTATTTTTAATGTAGAATCATCAACAGTTACATCACTTGAAGCACTCTGTGGAATTCCTCCAATAGAACCTAATATAATTGGGTATTGATTGTCTTCATCCTGAAACATAACAACAACCCAAGTGCCTTCAACCAAACCAAGAGGAGTTGTACCTATGCCGGATAGTGCAGCCGAGGTTATGGGCTGCATAGGAATTGCCCAAGGCAAATCAGCAGTAGGAAGCTTTGCCGCATCATGCGTATGCAAACCTACAATTCTTACTTTGCATCTTCCAAGTTTTAATGGATCATTACGATCCTCAATTAAGCCGGTATATAACATATTATTCCATCATCGATTCTTTAGATAATTCTATGATACACGTATGTTTTTCACGTGAAATTACATGATTTATTGCTGTAATTATATAGTTACCAGAATATGTCGTATCAATAAATCCATTCTGGCTATTGGTATTAGCTTGGTCTTTTTCTGAAAGAACTGTAGGCTTAGGAACTTCAATATACACTTTTTGTCCTACAGTATAATCGGTTCTTCCAAATACGTTTATTTCGACAACACAAGAACGCAATAAACCTAACTTGGAATTTCTCTGTTGCTGAAAAGCTACGTTGCTCGTATCAGGAAACCCATTATGACTTGCATAATGGCGAATCTCATTGAATATCAAATTGACTGGAGAAACGGGTTTATCTGTTGTATAAAGAGGCTTTTTATTTAAGTGAGGAGTCTTATTAAACTCACTTAATGCATCAAAGTCTTTAGCATAGTATTTCTTCTTAACTAAATCATATGAATATAAACGAGAAGCATACGCTCCACTATTAGTAAACTTTAAAGCATCAAAAGGAACACGAACTTTAAAGTCTAGAATTCTTTGATAGTCTCTATTTAAATTACGTTTTGAAGTATTACCATTAGTATCACGCGTATAGTTATCTTTAACAAACTTTTGAAATACATCCTGAACATAGAGTTTATCAAGACTTATGAAATTAAACCCGCTTCTATTTTCGAAAAATAAATAAGATGCATTTCCATCATTATTCAATGCATTAGTTGATAGGAAATTTAAGTTTTTAATAGGTGACCAGAAATTAGAAACATATTTCATTGAATTTTTAGTCGGCTCAATTGTATATTTCTTAGTAGTACTCAAGCCTTCATTACCTAAAAACTCTTTAACAATATCGCCAATGTTTCCGCGATATGCTTTAGATTGTTTCATATTTAAATCTACTAACGCTTCATATGATATACAAAACATCGTGTATGCGCTGTTTCTATCAGTAAGTAATTGTCTATCACTTATTTTATAGATGTAGTACTTACCTTTGAAATATTGTTCTTCTTTACTAAAAGAAGGAGTAGAAATTTCAAGATTAACTATCTCTTCACCTCTTAAAGGAAGTGCATTTATAAAGTCAAGAGATTCTCTAACAGTAATAGCCATTGTTATAAATGGAGAAAACATATCTTCATATATCTCTATTCCTACTAGCTGATTAGTCATATCGACTTTGTAGTTTGCAGATGATACTACATCTAAACGACGTATATTTACGTCGCCTGCAAAGCGAATACTTTCTGTCGATGAATTCATAAAATATCTTTAAACTCTTTTACTAATTGTTCTACTAACGCAGGATCTACTATCTTAATTCTACGCTTAGATTCATTCAGATTAAACTCATAATCGTAATTGCTAGTAGTCGTATATTGTGCTGGTACAACGCATGATACCACTTCTGCATATGTATTTTCATCTCTTATTTTTACAGTTTCATTTGGAGCAAACTTTCCAGTTCTAAGAGAAACTTCAATAGTCACATTAATGTTATCTGATTCTAC